ACTTTCTGACCATTTCTGATTCCTTCTTAAAAAATTCATTCTTCTCTGTATATCACCATGCCGAGTCCAATCAGTCATAGTTGAACCAAAATGAAACCATTTACTCTTTTCTGGGTCATAAATCATAAATTTCTTATTTTTCCTTGTGCTTATTTTAATTTCTGAGTCACATGGATATATTTTTTTAAATTTAGTATATACTGTATATGGATCAGATATTTTTATTAAGTCTTCGTATTTCATTATATATAGATTAGATTAGAATTTAGATAATGGTAATATTTGTCGTTCAGTTTGGATTATCATTGGATACGAGCTTAAAATAGCTATATGACGAGAATCCACATTTTTAATATTTTTTATTTGATTTTTATCTAATCCGAAATAGTTATCTAATAGGTATTTACTGCTTTTACCTGTCATATTAGCAGGAAATAATACAATAGCATGACATTCATTTAATAATATTTTACTCATTTGTCCATTAGTTGCAGTATGACAAAGCATCATAAGACTTACGTTATGATGTCTTCCTGTAGTTGCTATGGAATTAACAAGATTCATTACCCGTGTAGTTGTCTTTTTATTATAAGCTTCAATGTCATCACAAATTAATATACTATCTTTAAAATCTTCACATTCTGGTGGATCATCTAGAAAAGCTTGTGTATTTGGATTTATTCTATTTGGTTTCAAACTATTAATATTCTTATCATCAGAAATTGGTGAGATAAGATGAACCTTATTCTTTTTGTTTTTCTTCAGGTACTCTTTTACATATTGCGTTGTCCAGTACGATTTTCCGCTACCAGACATACCAACAACATAAATCATACTTCTTTCATCTTTTGAACTTGGGGCTAATTGTATCGTGTCATTTGGTTGTGCTTCTATTATTTCAAAAGGATTTCTTACATCTTCGGTTGATTCACTTACATGAATTGGCTTTTCTTTTTAAGTTGTCTTATTCTTTAAAATTGCTATATCTTTACCAACTGATTCTAGATTAAAATTTATTTTCATATATTTTATTATATAATATTAGATTAAAATTATATAATATATTATTTTATTCGGTTGGTTCTTGTTCGCTTAATAACTTTTTTCTCTTTCTTAAATTTGCTTGATATTCTCTCTGATATTGTTTAAAATCAACTAATACAGGAGTATTTTTATTAACACAATCTGCACCATATCCTTTAATAAAATTATATTCTGCTTGTTTTGCAAGTTGTTGTGTTAATATGTCTTTTCTTAATACAGAAACATTATAATTTCTATTTTCTAAAATTAATCTAGAACTACATGTACTAGTATTGGTTTTAAAAGTGCTTACATGATGTCGAAGACGATTAGTAATATTAGATGTAGATCCAATATATATTTTATTTGTAATATTGCATTTTATAGCATATACACAATACATTTTAGTATGGTTGTAAATTTCCATATATATATATTAATATAGATTTAAAAAAAATCTAAATGTTTTTTTTATAATATTTTTAGATTATTTTTAAACTATTTTTTATGAAAATCGTCTGAACATATTTTCCGCATGTTTATTAATATACATTTTAAGTCTTAAAATCTGTTTATATATTGGTACTTTCATTTTGGCTTTAGTTTTTAATTTACTTATTTCTTCTAAATTATTTTCAACTGGAAATGCCGAAATAATCTCTTTCAACATTTGTAGGCTGTTTCTAATTTCATCAATATCAAATTTAGGGCTTTCAATTACTGTTAGCATTGTTTCTAAATCTGATTTAGATCTATTCAATAAACCTATTGGACTATTAAAATAATCAATTAATTTTTCTCTTACTGCTTTATTTTTATTTTGTAAATTTAATATACTGTATTGTCTTTTTAATGCTTTCATGTAATTTCCTTCTTTTATCTGTTCCTTCATATCGTGCATAAGTTCATGTTTAATATTTTCTTTGCTATAGTCTGAATTGCTCTCACCATCAATAAATATATTATATACTTCAGTAATTTCTATAAATCGACCATTTAAAAGCGTTACAATATCCATTTTAATCATACTTTTTTGTTTTAGTGATTGGTCAAATGTTATACCATTATTTTCACGTCTTTTTATTTCTTCATATATCCAACGTAAAGGCTCACCTTTTGCATTTTCTCCTAATTTGAAATCAGTAATTATTGTATTTTCTGAATTTCGTATTATATCAAACACACTCATGAAATGGTTGTATATTATATTTTCATTTTTTCCTTTAACTGTTGAAAATGAATCGTAATCACTGTAGTATAGGTTCCTTTTTATTTTAGCACTACCAACAATATTAACTTTACTTTCTAAACTCATTAATTTAGCTATTTTCTTAATATTATTATTATATTGCTTTTCATTCATTGTTATAAAGTAAAGGATATTAAATTTCCTTGGAAATGATTATAATTCTTTTACAAACGTATTAATTTTACCCATATTATCAACAACTTTATTAAACGGCTCCAAATAATTTTTATTTATTTCGTCCATGTTCACAAGTTCTTTCAAATATCCTACAATTAACATATTATCTTTTTTTATACTGTTCACTATTTGTTTATCTTGTCTAATAGATTCTTGCAATATTACTCTTTTATCATTTATATCTAATATCATACTATTTGATGTAATCATAATATCTCTTAAGACATTATTTGAACTGCCTTCATATCTAGATAATCTGAGTGTGGTTCTCAGTTCTGAACGTCTAATTAAATCAGGATTAGTTTTTAAGCGTAACATTATTTCTTCTTTTAATTCTTCGGCATTTTCTTTATATGTTTCTTCAACTGATTTTAGAACATCATAAAAAATTTCGTCATTTTCTTCTTCAAAATCTAGCAAAGGTTCTATGAAATCGGGTTTGGCTCCATTTTGCTCTAAATATCTAAACATTTCATTCAATGCATCAAGAATCATTTCTAATTTTGCATATTTCACAGTTCCGGTATCATTTCCATTTAGAATCCTATCCATTCTTGTTCTAACTTTTTCAACGCTTCCACCAATATTTTATTTATTCAATTCTCCTAAAACCTCTTTTACAAAAAGTTTCTTTGCTCTTTTAGTAGATACTTTATTCTTTTCTTCATTAATTTCTCTTTTAAATTCATCGTCTACATCTTCATTAACGTTTAAGTTTTCAACTCCATTCACTTTTACGTAAAATTCTTTGATTAATGAAAATAATTTATCAAATTGCATTTTATAATTAAATGCTGCTCTTGAATCATTTAAATCTTGTCCTTGAAATACTGTCTCAGGAAATTTATTGATTTCTTGTAATGCTAATCTTTCAAATTTCAAAGCTACATCCCAGATGCTGTTGCCATCGAGTGAGTAAATCGAAGTCTCTAAATATCTGCTCATTATATATAATTGCTTAGAAATAATAATTAATAACATTTTAATTTATATCTTAATATAATAATATAATATGTTGCAAAGCAATAATCTTAGTTATTTTGTTACATCAACTGATCTACAATCAATATTTAAAAATTGTAAAATAGTAAAATATGCTGATTTAGACAATTATATGGACATTTACCAATTAATACCAAATAGAATGGATTTTTGCTTTATTCTAACTGAATCAGAAAAGAATTCTGGACATTGAACGTTATTAATTAGGGATGATGATGTATTTGAATATTTTGATTCATACGGAACCAGTGCTAAAAATATATTAGACTATATACCATCGTTCAAAAATAAACAACTAGATAATAATTATAGGGAAGATATAGGAATGATTATAAAAAGTATAAAACCAACTGATAAGTTTATTTATAATAAAACCAAATTTCAGAAAGAACAGGAAGGTATTAATACTTGCGGTCGATGGGTAATAGCTAGACTCAGTTTATTTTTATCTGATAACCTAAATTTAAAAGAATTTACCAAATTAATGAAGGCCAAAGCTAAAAACTTAAAGATGACAAACGATGAATTTATTACATTTTTAGTAACTGTAAATTGAATTGAAAAATCATTTAAATATTAATTTAAATCTCAGATTTATTATATGTCTAATTATGTTTATTACACGGCTCAAATTAATAATGATGCGAGTAAATCATCCACAAATTACAACAACGAAGAACCATTTTTAGAATTTAAAGAAGATAGAAAAGTACCAATTATTGAAAAAACAGATGAGTATGAGATGGCTGTAGAATCTGCAATGTTTGATTTAAAAACACTGCCTATTTTTATTCCTACGATTAAATATAATAATAACCGTACAGATTTACAAAAGACGGAAACTATTTATGAAATTACATTAGAGTTTAATGGATATAGTGCAACAACACCTATTTATTTTACACCACAAGACGAAACAATTACACTACCTAAATTTGTTGATGGAATGCCATATTATAAAAGCGGTTATTATAACCTTTATAATTATGAATTCTTTTTTACGATGGTTAATGAAGCTATTAGAAATGCAATGTTAAAATTAATTGAAACAGTCACACATTATAACGGTGGAACTTTACCTACAACCTTTTCAAATTTATCTAATTCTAGTGGTTTATACGAAATACCATATTTTATTTTCGACAAAGACGGTGGTCTAATATATTTAAATTCTCCTAAAAGTACCTTTTCAGATTCAAATTCAAATCATGTCAATATTATGTTAAATCGTGCTTTATATAGGTTGTTCAATAGTTTACCTTTCAAATTAGTTAATAAAACTTTTAATACATTAGATGATAACAACATACAAACCACAACAACCAAAACATTACATAAATTAAACTTCAGCAATTTTAAAAATGCGAATGAGGTTGAAATATATCCTCATTTAAGTATTGATACTAGTGGATTAACGAAAACAACACATATGCTAATTTATCAAGATTATTCCACTTTAAGCAGTTGGTCTCCTGTTGAATCAATTGTATTAATTAGTCCTAATTTTCCAATTCCATCTCATCAGATGTCAGCTAGCTTAGAATATCTTGACGGAATGATTAGTCAATTAGGAAACGAAAGAACCGAGCAAGAAATATTAGAAGTAGAAAGCCATAACCCTGTGCCTTACCTATTATATGAACAAAAACAATTTAGATGGATGCATTTAAATCAATCTGATTCTGACAACATGAGACAAATTTTATTTAAGGTTTTTTACCGATTTAAATTGAATGGTGAATTAATACCTGTAAAGTCTGGTGTCGGAGGTTCGTTTTCTGTGAAATTAATGTTTAGAAAAATTAGATAATATGTTTTAAATCATTTCCAAGGAAATTAATAAATTCTTTAATTTAAAATTCAAAAAATCTCATACATATATATATAAAATGTCTGAACTCAATACATTTCTTATTGCTGATCCAAGATATGCTGACGTAACTTCTTCTGTAAGTATTGCTGTGAAAGATGGTCCTGCCAGTGTAATACCGCAATCTTATACCCACAATAGTAATTCTCAAAGTAGTACCGTGTATGATATTAACGTGCCCTCTGAAAACACTTTGTGTGATAGAAATTTAAAAGTTGAAGGCTATGTAAGAGTAACTTATACAACAACTGTAGCTGCTGCCGACCCTGAATTCCAATTTGAAGTTGTACCTGCTGCATTTCCTCTAAATCAAAGTCTTCAAAGTGTATCTCTAAGAATTAATAACAGTAAAGTTTCAGTTCAAACTGCTGATGTATTAAATGTAATAACTAAACAATATCACCAAAAATTCCTTTCACAACATTGTCAAATGACCCCAAATCTCGTAGATAAATATTTTGCTAAATGTTCTGATGCTGCTAGTAATGATGCTACGTCTTCATATATGTATGGTGTTAAATTTGCTGAGATGGATAGCGATACAGTAGGTCGTGCTAATTCTGATTACACTGTAGTTGCAAGCATTGGTGGTACTGTTTATGAACCTGTTGATGGTGTATTTACTATTCCTGCCGCTGCTGATAGTATTCTAACTTTAAGATGCTCTGTAAGAGTTTCTGAAAGTCTTATGGCATTACCTACTGCTGAAATAAAAGAGAATGAAAGCGGTTATTTATCTATTAAATATTTAGAACTCATGTTACAATACAATGATTGTAGAAATTGCTTCAATATTTCCGCAGATAAAATTTGGTCTTCTACATCTGGTAACGATACTTCTTCTAATGTCCTTGATGATGCTGCTAAATTAAATTTACGTTATATGTCTCTACATGCATCTCAATACAGTAAATTAAACAGTAAGAATATTTTACCTTATGACGAATACGTAGCGCATAAACGGGCTTTCATTTCATTAGATGCTGGAGGAACTGAGACCAGTGATGTAATTAGTATGCGCCAAATTCCTGAAAAACTGTTTATTATTCTAAGACCTCAATATAAATCAATGAAACCAAATCACTCAAATAATTTAGCTTTTCCTATTTCCAAAATGAACATTACTTTTAATAACGTTTCTGGATTATTAAGTAATTATACCGATCGTGATTTATATGTTATGTCTCGTAGAAATGACTCTCAACAGACTTGGGAAGAATTTTCTGGAAAAGTACGCAACGGACCTTCATCAGATGCAACTGATATTGCTTCTCTTGGTTCAATTGTTGTAATTGATCCTGTGCGAGATCTTGGCCTATCTGATTTCCTTTCATCTGGAAGTTTAGGACAATTTAGCTTTCAATGCACCATTCAATATAATAATATACACGGGCATTCTAATGCATCCACTGCCGCATTAAGCACAACTGGTTTTAATGAGTGTGAGATGGTTATAATTTCTAACTATGGAGGTATCTTAATTAATGATAAAGGTGCTTCTAGTGTAATGAGTGGACTATTAACCAAACAAGCCGTTTTAGAGGCAAAATCATCCGGTAAATCTGTTGTAGATTATGAACAAATTCAACAATTAACCGGCGGAAACTTTGGTAAGATGGGAACTTCCACGCTCGGCTCTGTAGTAGATAAATTTAAAGATAAAGGTAAAAAAATGGTAGGAGATTACAGTAAAAAAACTGTTGATGATATTCAAGATAAATTAAGCAAATACATGTAAATAAAATGCTTTGCATCTTATTAATCTCTTATGATATATTTTAATCTATCATAACATGTAAATTAAATTCCATTAAAATATATATAAGAATTTCCAATAAAATTAATATATATAGTAATATATATATACATAATGTTAGGTTATAATGATATGAATACGTATACCCCAAATCCATTTGTTACTCAAGGTAGTATTGTATTAAGTGGAGCAGGTAGAATGAGAAAAAATATAAACGGAAATATGGGTGTAAATGACTTTGTTATAATAGAAAGAGAAATGAACAAACGGTGAAAATCTAAAGGAAAAAGAATTAAAAGAAATGTTTGGTGCTGGTATGGATAGCGATGACGAAATGGATGGAGCTGGTTTTTTTGATGAAGTAAAGAAAGGTTACTCTAAAGTTAAAAAAGGTGTTAAAAGTAAAACTGGTCAAAAAATTGTAGGTGCATTGAAAGATGACAAAGCTGTTATGAAAGAATTTAACAAAGCTAAAAAGCAATTAATGGATTATCAAAATGGAGTTAGAAAAACAAAACCTGGAAAAGCTGCTATGGCTATTCTAGAACAAGCTGGTGTTATTTCTAAAATAGAAGATGAGTTTAAAGGAGGAGTAAATCGTTTAAAGAAGGCTAAGAGATGGCGCGATTTTAGTGAAGACACCGCATATAAAGGTATTGATTTAGCTGCCTATGGTTATAGAAAAGGTAAAGATGCTGCGAATCCTGTAGCATCTACAGTTCGTGGGTGGTTTGGTGGAGCTCAAGGTGGAGCAAAACGTGGTCCTTCAATGTGGATAACACACGTCAAGAAATTTGCAGAAGCTAATAATATTCCTTATAAAGAAGCACTCAAGGCGGCTGGTCCTTCCTATAGACAATTAAAAAATAAAATGTAAATAAACTATTAATTAATATTATATGAATATAAATCAATAATATTAATTATTCTTTGATGTAATTATTAGGTGCAGTTCCTATAGAGGTCCCCATATCTGATGTATCTTCCTTTAACTCTTCAACCATATCTCCATATTTATTAGTGAGATACATATTACGAAGCATTGAACTTCCTATATTTTTTCCAAAAATCTTGTTAAGAATTCGTGTAATCTCTTGGCTTGCTTTAATATCTTCATTATAAAATGATTTCAAGAAGTGAATAGTATAATTCTAATTTTTAAGTTTAGACTTTTCTGGGTGATTATTTAAATATATTAGTATTACTTTCATCAGTTTATTTTCTATAGGGACTACTACAGAATTATATTTTCCCTGAGTCTTATAGTTATTAAATATGAATTGTTTTTTATACATATCCAAATAGTTGAATTTATCATCATTCATGTTATTTGATATTTTCATTAAACTATAATCTATATTGCGTCTCGGTGGGTGTAACGTATATAATGAAAGAACCATATTATTTAATAAAGTATTATACTCTTCTTTGTTTCTAACTTTTTTAACAACCTTTGATTTTAATTCATTGCTAATTTTATCTATATTATCATTTGATAACAAGTTTTTTTCTTGCTTTTCACTTTTATCTGTTCTTACCTTAAGTTGATTATTAAAATTAGATAGTATTTCAAAATACTTATTATAAAGGTCTTGGTGTTTACTGTTTTTTTAATACTGTGCATATAGCTATAATATATGAACGTTGTGTAGTTGGCTTATATTCTTTAATCATATTTAATATACTTTTAGGATCTTTTGAAAAAATGAATTTGTTAATAGTTTGGTCATTATATAGTTTCATTAAATTTCTAGTATATAATCTTTTACTACTATCACTAATTGGTTTATCTCTTTGTTCAAATATATTATTTAAAAATTCCATATAATATAATGTAGATTATAAATAATTCTTAAACTTAAATATATGTGTTTAACCACACTTTCATCCTATACTTAAAAAGGTGCAAAAATTACTTTTCATGTAAATCTCTTATAATGATATCCATAAAACTAATTTTTGCACCTTTTCATAATTGAAGACGGTTAAGCAAACATGTGTTTAATTTGTTCATATAAATCTAAATCGTGCGGTTTATATCTCATGCATTGGAATATGCTTTTATAAATGAAAGCGTATACCCTTGCAATAGACCATTGTATTACTGATAGTCTTTTACTGAAACCTTTTCTCAAATCATCATTTTTACTAAAATCTTCCTTTAATCTTACTGAACCCATATTATTATAATACGCTGCTTTACCTCGTTCATTAACTTCCTTTAATATCTTAATAGGAATACCTGTTATATCCTTTAATTCTTTCATTGTGTGAGAGGTATCTTTATCTAAGCCTAATTTTTCATTAAATCTTTGCTTATAACTTTTGTATGTCATTATATATAGGTTATATATTTTAAATCACGGACAGGTTAAGTATGTAACGGACAGGTTTAGACCAAAAATAAATCATTTTGAAATATAAAAAAATGAAAACAAAATATTTTTTTTCAAATTAAATCGTAAAAAACCTGTCCAACCTGTCCGTACCTGTCCGTTATTCATCATCTTCATTATTTACCCTATTATTTAACTCTATATCTTATTCATTTTATAGAAAGAATTGTAATATATAGCATAAAAATGAAGAAGTATAGGTATAAATATAACGGACAGGTCTCACGGACAGGTTATAAATTTAATATAGACCTGTCCGTGATTT